AGCAATGTTTGAGGCATCGCCGCCGCCAATCTTTGATAGAGGAACTTGGTGGGCAACAAGAATGTCGTCTCTGTTTCTAAGCCTATAATCGTTAAAGGATGCCTCTTGCACTCCAGCCTCAATTGGCTCCATCTTAAACTCTACTTTGTTTGTGTCTGTATCTGCTGGTAGGGGAATATACAAAGTTCTGTGAGACTGACCCTTTAGGCTAGTCTGAAGAAATCTAAACATCTTGTCTTCTGCGTCAGAGGATAGCTTTGCACCCTTTAGAGTTACGATATACCTTGGAACACCCTTATTTCCAAAGTAGTCGATATTGTACTGAGAAGCTAGCTGATCCCCATGCAAGGCAGAGATTGCAGACATGATGTCTGGAACTCCGTAAAAAGTATTTAGCGGAGAGTATTCTTTAAAGTGAATGATCTCATTTGGTCTTGGGTCTCCAGTAATTGGATTCTGATTCTTTGCCCCGAAGTTTTTGAAGTAAACAACTTTTTGACCAATAATCTGAACATAACCGTCACGTAGTCTTCGAACTCTCATGGTTGTAGACGGGATATGGCCAAGGTAGCCAATCTCACCAGTTACAGTTCTTCCAACCTCTAGGTAGCCGTTTCCAGTTGCCTGAACATCTGTGTAAAACTTCATCATTGTGTTTGAGAAAGAATCATCGCTGTTTAAGGTTTCAAGCCATTCCCGCATCTCAACTTTTGCTCTCTCAATACGTTTTCTGGCTTTGTCTGTTGCTGTCTCACTACTAGATGCTTCAAGCTGCATCATAGTTCTTTTTGAAACGTGAAAGTCGTATCCTAGGCCAACAATGTTTTCAACCTTTGCATCAATAGCTGCGTGGTTGGCAAAAGATGTGTCGTAGTAGTTTGCAAGCTCATACAGGTTCCATGGTGGTGTGATGACATCAAACATGCCGTATCCATTGTGGAATACTGATCCAGGGTTAATCTCTTTAGAAGTTGCTCCATTTTGTCCAGTGCTTGTTGCTAGGGCACTGTCCTGATACCCTTGCCTGGTTGTGTCTACTCCAGTAAAGTCAAGGCTGTCGTATGCCTTTACGATGCGGTCAGAACGTCTCTTAAAATTCTTTTCTAGTCCAGAAAGGCTCTTTAGGTCGTCCCACTTCTTGCCAAATGGGTCTTGCTTTTTGAACAGATCTTCTTCTTGCTCTTCTTCTGGCGTAAAGGCCTGAATTGGATACTGGTATTCTTCTGACATTATCCTTCATCTCCGTAAAGTTCTAGGGTTTTCTTGGCTGCGATTACTGCACCAATATCGTTTAGAGATGGGATTAGGCCCTGCTTCATTCGGTCTACCTGCTCACTATACTCTTCATCGGTAATTCTTGCTGTTCCTGGAAAAAACACATGAGAACCGTTTGGCTCTCCGTAGTAAGCGGCTGCTTGCTTTAGCTTTGCAATTTGATTCTCGTCGCCCCTATTGGCTTGCACGTTCAGAATGTTGCCATTTCCGTCAGTAAACCATTTTCCATTGGCTTTTTTCCAAACATATACGCCCCAGGCATAACCTGTTTGATCTACAAGAGTTACTTTAGCTTTACCAATTGCTTCTGCAAATTTGTCTTCCATGACCACTAGTATACCATATTATACAGCAGGAAGGATACGGCTTTGCCAAGTAATTCCCTGATAGGTGTTATACTCGTAATTATCAAATCTTAGGGGTATATCGTCGTCAATAATTATTTTGTTAGTGCCTATGTAGGTTTTGTATATGTCTGATGGGTCTACCCCAAAAATGCTAGACTGAATTGCAATCAAAACCCCATTCCAGCTAAAGTCTTGGTTCCAGCCTCCCCAGATTTCTGAAGTTGTTGGCGTAGGATTTACAGTTAAAAGCCAGGATCTTAGGGTGTTCCTTTGTATTTCTTGCAAACTTGTAGCTTTATATTGAGAAATGTTGTTAACTAGAACTGACCCAGTAAACCTAAGTCCTCCAGGATAAGAGTCAAAGTCAAGAATTCTAGAGAATGACACCCCTAACACCCCCCAGTCACTCAGGGTTATGACTGGCTCTCTAACAAGATTTCCATTCCAGTAAAAAGCAATTCCATTTTCTAGCCTGCCAGTTCTGGCATTGACACCATAAATCCTAGCCCTTTTGCCAGTTATATCGTTTGCAACAATATAAAATTTTATGTACGTGTCCTTGCTTTCAATTTCAAATATTTGCTCTGGATCTAATGGGAAGCTTTCTTTTCCATATCTAAGAAAGGCCTGCATAGCAATTACTTTATAGCTATCTGACAGGTCTTTGTTAACTGGAATAGAAAAGCCACGATTAACAACTTCACTGTAATCCCCCGCTTTTTCTATTCCACTGTTTTTTGTAAGGTATAAGTATGGGTTGCTGCCTTTGTATATTCTATAAGGGTTTCTTGACTTATAGTCAAAGTAGGATCCGTATTTTAAATAGGGAAATACAGGGGTTCCAAATCTAGTGCCTATGGGGTTTGAGGTGTTTTCATTAAAAGCCTGAGAGGCATACTGCATTTTCTTAACTATCAATGGGTTAGAAATGATTCCTGGGACAGTCCACTCTAAATGAGTGACAATGGATACGTCTGTAATCCTAATCCCTTTTGGACGGTATATAACAGTTCCGTCTACAACTTCATACTTTGTAGTAACCCATTCCGATCCAGGAGAAACTACGTTGTTTTGAGGTGCTGGCATTACTGAAAAATAAGAATTTTTAGCAGATGGGTTATTCTTTAAATACTGAAAAGACACATAAGACTTAACCATATTATTAGAAGTATCATATTTTCCACCTTGAAAATTTTCTAATGCTGGATAATCTATGTTAAACTGAATAAAGTCTAGGTCGTAATATTTGTTATCCTGTATGTCGGAAACGTATTGTGAAAAATATGTCAGTGGCTGATAGTCTTCCCAATAACCCTCTATCGCAATATCCATCATGATAGTGTTGAAGTTTATCTTTGGAATTAAAGTATAGCTTGCAACAAAGTTTTTTATTTCATTAAACGAAATTAGTTCAAAAGTCCCCATCTCCCCTGCGTCTAGAGTGTCTGTTGGCAGAGGGTCTGTAATTACTCCAGCGTCGTAGATTGATGATTCTGAATGATCGTCAAAATGGTCTTCGTAGTTAAAGTAGGTTAGCAAGCCCTTGTCGTCAAAGAATGACGAAATTTTTTCCAGATTTCTCTCACTACAGAATCCTACCTTATATATTTTTCCAGAAAAAGTGTTTTGAAATTCCTGGTCCCCTCCAACCAACATAGAAAGCTGGCTCTTGTTTCCAAAAAAGGCTAATGTTTGATTACCAAAGTATTCTGAAAATGCCTGAATGTCAATACCTACAGATAAATTTTTTCCAGGAACAGCGGCGTTTTCTTCATATAAAACCGTTGACACCCCATTAAAAAATAGATTATAATATAAAATTTCAGATTCGGTGTATATTTCTAGATAGTTTGAGCTGGCCTTATCCTGTATTTTAAAAAGAATTTGTTTGTTTGGTGGAAAAGATGTGGGTAAGCCAAATACTCCAAAAAATGCTTTTGCGTCTTGCTTTATAACGTTCATACTTTCAAAAGACAGATAGCCGTTTTTGTTTACAAAACTTATAAAGGGATCTGTTTGTTGGCCACTGCTTTGATAAAGGCTTTCGTACCAAGATTTTGTTGTTGAGTTGTCATCAAATATTGCTGTTGGTAGCTTATAGTCTGACACAGAGAGAGAATCGTCAACTATGGACAGGTTGTCAATAATTCCCTGGTTCCAGCGGCCAATGTCTGGATAGCTATAATTGCTAGTGTAATCTGCAAAGGCATAGTCTATAAGAACCGACGTTCCCCCGTAAGCACTGTTTGCATTTTCTGGAAACTCAACAGCTTGGCCGTATGCAAATCTTCTTTTTGCAACAACTGCTGGAACTAGGTATGAATAAATAGCTACGCAGTCAACGTCTAAGAAGGGGACATTCTCTGAAGCGTAAAACCCTAACCAATCATTATTTTTTTCTACCCCACCTTGAATTATTGTTTCTGGTGGTAAGTCTATTTCTTGTGTTGAGTAGGTTATTTCTATGACCTGCTCCCCATTTATCAACAGGGATGCGGAGTTTTCTATAACTTTAAGGTCTAGTAGCATTGGCCTAGACCACTCGGTAATTGGATGAGCCCCTACAGAATCTCCTATTTTAATTTTTATAAATGGTCCATCTACATAAATTCCGTCTTGAGATCCAATTGGACCGAATATTCTTGTTGCAGTGGTTGCTTTAGAATCAATTCTGGCCCACATCTCTACTGTGTATTCTCTGTATCTCCCAGATTCGTTTAGGAATCCTTGGCCAGGAATAATCAATGATGGGTCGTTTCCATTTGGTAAAACTCTTGTCACGTTTGAAGATCCATACACAATGGGTACCCCAGAGTTTTTTGCAACAAGGGATCCACCATTAACAAAGTAATAGCCAAATAGATCTTGTAGACCATAAGAGCTTGCGGGGATTGCATTATAGCTAAACGGAACACTTGCTGGTAGTGGACTTCCATAAACTCCAGGGGATACCGCAGAAAATTCTTCTGACCATTGACCAAAAGTAACCCCATTAACATAAAACTCATAGGGAGGAGTCTCTGGGTCTCCAACGCCCCCAGCGTTGGTGTGGGTAATTTTTATTACAACCTTTATTGGATTTGGAGTAGCTGGAATGGGAAAGGTTTCTGAAATAAAACCCCACCTACCAAAAATTTGAGAATCAAACCTTTTTAAAACTGGAGAAGCTAATCCATCATAAGTATATCCAATTTCATAAGAAGTTACGGTAGGGGTTTCTGAATAAAGATACGCCCCTATTGAAAAAGTTTCTAGAGATGCATTCATTGCCAAGGGGCTGACTATTGCAGAACTTATTAGGTCAATTGTCGTTGTCTGCCCAGCTGCAAATGTTGAAGAAACTGTTGTTGTTGATGTGTCTGGTAGTGGCTCGTTTAGTATTATAGAGTTTATTGCTTTTGTGCCGTTTGTAATTGTCCAAGCATCTGCATCGGGAGATGTCCGATATACGTCTCTTTTAGGGTTAGATATCAGAGATAGGTAGTCAGCCTGATCGTCTAACGCCCACATCGCAATGGGGTGTTCGCTGAAGATCTTTTCAGCATATAGATTAGAGGGGTTGGCCATTTTTACTCCAGGTATAGTCTATCACAAAACAACTAATCCTGTGACAAACTAGCTTTTTCTAATTCTTCTACTCTAGCCAGAAGTTCTGCGTTTTGCTGAGATAGCTCCTGTATTGCTTTGATGGCAATTGGAAGCAATCGTCCAGGAGTTGCTTCTAGCTTTTCTGGGTTATCTCTAAGGGTCAGGCTAAGTCTTTCGCTATCATTTAGGCTATCCTCAACTTGTGCAAGCTCTTGAGCAATAAATCCAATATCTGGTTTATCTGTAACTGATCCATCTCTGGTATCCCAAGTAAATTCTACTGGTCTAAGCATGTTTATAAAGTCAAGTCCGTAGCCAAGGTCTAGAATATCCCTCTTGTCCCTCTGGTCTGAAAGGGCTGTAATTGTTGTTACCTGACAACGTAAGGATGCGATAGAGGAGTTTCCAAGCGTGATTGAGTTAGAAGTAGTTGCAGCTACTGGAGCTGCAGCATTTCCAATTACTGTATTGTTTGATCCAGTTGTTATAGTGCTTCCAGCACTATTTCCAATTGCAGTATTGTTTGCTCCTGATGTGTCTGATAACAGGGCTTGGTATCCAATTGCAACATTGCCATCTGAGTTACTAGATAGAAGAGCTCTAGATCCAACTGCAACATTGGCACTACCAGTTGTATTTACAAAAATAGAATCTGCACCTATTGCAGTATTATTAGCTCCAGTAGTGTTTGGTTTGAGTGCGAAGTATCCTAAAGACGTATTGCTGCCTCCAGTTGTATTATTTTCAAGCGACGTACTACCAACTGCTGTGTTTTTGGTTCCAGTGGTATTTGACTTAAGAGTCCTATAACCAACAGCAGTAAGGTCGTCGACTGTTTCAGTAGTCATAAGGCTCTCTGCTCCTATAGCAACATTTTCTGTTCCCGTAGTATTGACACGCAAAGCATTATTTCCGACTGCTGTATTCGAGCTAGCAGTTGTTGAGCTTGTTAGGGCAGATACTCCAACTGCTGTATTATCGCTTCCAGTTGTACTAAGTCTAAGAGCGTCTGAGCCTATGGCAACATTCCTATCGCCAGTTGTGTTTCCCACTAAAGCTGCAAAGCCAAAAGCAGAGTTTGAAAAGCCATCAGTGTTACTCTCAAGGGTGGACCATCCAACTGCAACATTCCAGTCCCCAGTAGTATTACTAAGTAGTGCACTGGTTCCTATGGCAACATTTTCTTCTCCAGTGGTGTTGGCATTAAGCGAATTAGTTCCAAGAGCTATGTTGTTGATACCGCTAGTGTTAGCTGACAGTGCTCCACCTCCAATAGCTATGTTTGCAGAACCAGTTGTATTACTAAATAGAGCTGATTGACCACTAGCTATGTTGTTAAATCCAGTAGTGTTGCTTCGCAGTGCAGCTTGGCCATTAGCTATATTGTTAGATCCACTGGTGTTATTTCTTAATGCTTCAAACCCGTTAGCTACGTTATGTTCTCCAATGGT